CATACTTCTGAGCAAATTCGTCAGCTAAAGGAATAATAGCGTTATAGAACTCATTGGTAGCCATATGCTCAGAGAAGCTACGAGTCTTTAGGTGGACACGATGGGCTAGATCCCGTGCCAAAAACAATAAGGCAACATACTTGCCAGCCATCATGGTATTCATTTGAACATCCTATCTGCGAAAAAAGTAATAATTCCTCCAACAGCAGAGGCAATAGTCATACCCATCCAGAAACCACCTTTAGATTTGTTAGCCATCTCCAACAGACACTTAACGTCCTTGCTCAATGAATGGACTTCATTCTGGAGGGCTTCTACCTGTGCTTCTAGCTTACCGAATTCCCTTGCACTGATGTCTTCTAAGCTCATTCAGACACCGCCTTTTTAGGACGACCCATCTTCTTGGGTACAGCAGGGGTTTCTTCTAGCTCTTTATCTTCGAGGTATTCGACCAGATCGTAGTCAGGGTGGTCTTCCATGCTGTCAATGTCAACCTGCTGTGTGAAGGTGACGGTTTGACCGCTAATTTTACATTTGTAGGTTGCTGAGGGCATAATCTAAGTTCCTTATCTAGGCAGGCCAAAGGAGGCCATTAAGACCCCCTTCAGTCTAACTAGAAGCTATTAAGCTGGAACAGCCAAAGCAACGCTAGAGTAGTCACGCAATTCAGCAACACCGTACAAAGTGTCAGCAGTAAACAGAGTACCGAGGTATTCTTGTTTGTACTGAGTCTGTGCACGAACGCCTTGTTGCTCAACCAAGATGTAAGCATCTTTGTGACCCATCAAGCAGATACGGTCAGCGCCAGAGTTACCAGCACCGGTATCAGCGTTGGTAGACACATACACTTGAACACCGTACACATCACCAATGTTACCATTGCGGATGGTGTTGTTAGCGCCTTGTTCGCCCACGAAAGCTTGTTCAGTGAAACGAGCCAAGCCCATCAAAGTGTTACGGCTTGAAGGAGGCACGATGAAGAAACGGTTGTCCATAGGAACATCGTTGTCGTCCAAACGCTGAATAGTGCGACGGATAGCAGCATCAGTCAAAGCAGCGGCGTTAGAGGTAGAGCTGTTATAAGCAGTAGTACCGTTAGAGCCGATGAAAGCGTTAGTGCTAGAAGCAGAAGTAGCGTAGTCAGAAGTACCAACAACACCGCCGTTAGACACACGACCCAAACGGATCAAGTCAGTGTCCACTTGTTTAGCCAAAGCATAGCCAGCGTCATCAGTGTAGAAAGAACGCAAGCTAGACAAAGCTTGAGCTTCAACGATGTCTTCGATCAAGCGGCTGTATTCATAGTGCTTGTTGATAGACACCAACACTTCAGATTCAGTAGCGGCGATCAAAGTAACTTGAGTCGAAGCAGCCTTAGCAGAAGCAGAACCACGGGTAGGACTAGGAATGTGAACTGTGTCACCTTTCTTGCCTTTGAAGTTCATCTTCTTGATGAGGTTAGCAGCCACCAAGTTCTTTTTGTAAGCAGCAACAATTTCATCACTCCAAATTGCGGGGATAAACTTTGCTGCTGTGGTTGTGGTTACGTGATTAGTACCGAGTCCCATTTTAAATTTCCTTTAAAGTTTGTTATATTGTGTGTTATTACTTAACACGACCCTCTGCGTAAGCAAGCATGATTTCAGGCTCAAGGGCCTCATATCGTGCAGGATCGTTCATTCTCAGCCGAATAAGGTCAGCTCTACGATAAACTCGTTTAGATGATTCCCCAGAACCACCAGTATCAGTAGCCACAGCTTTCAAATTCTGCTGCAACACCTGTTTACCAGTATCTTCCACTTGTTTTGTCTTAATAGACTTTAGTTGTTTATAAGTGGATAACAATTCATTGGCACTATCGTAATCAAACTCGCTATCAGCTTTTGCATAAAGTCCTAGTCGGACGGGTGAACCTTTTACCCACTCTGCAAACTCTGGATCAGACACTACTTGCTGGAAGTCTGGATGATCTTGAGATAGTTTTTGTTGAATCTGCATCTTTTTGAACTCTTGCGCTGCTTGACGAGCTGCAAGGACATCGGGATGACGCTCAACTGTGTTCTGAATTGCTTTCTTAGGATCTTCAAAGAAGTCTACTTCAGGCTCTACTTCAGTAAGTGGTGGCTTAGATGATAAAGATTGCTTGAGAAGTTCATCAGCCAGTTTCCTGACCTCACCTACTTCCTGAGCTTGCTTCCCAATGAGCTTTTCAGCCTCTTGGTGCATCTTGATGATTTCCTGAGCACTTTTACCCCGATATTTTTCGGGAATGTCATCTTGTTGAGGGTGATCCTCTTCAATTTTAGGGGGTGCTGTGAGTTGTTCGACTACATCGAGTTCACTATCTGTCCCGTTGTTGGACACTTCATCGTCATCTATTAACATATTACTGATTCCTTTCCTGCCGATATTTATATAACGGTTCTAGGAGATAATTTAAAATAAGACCCGGTTATAAATACTTGTGGGTCAGCTAATCAAGAGTTCTGTTTACGCTCAACTTTGAGCTTCTCAGCCCTCTTGCGTTCCCATGCGTCATAAGCTGTCGGAAAAGAGCCTGTCCAGCCTTCTAACTTCATGGAGGGTGCACTTACGATTCTATGGGCGCCTTGACCACATTCCTTACAAGGGATGTTTCTGATCGCATCGTCCACAAAAGCTTCAGTACGGTGAGCATTCTCACAATAGAATTCAAAGAATCGTCTAGGCATCGCCAGATTCCTCCTCTAATTCCCTGTAAGTCTCCTCATACGAGCTTTTCAGCCCGTAAAGCCAGTTCAATATATCTATCTGTCCCCTGCGAAAGTCAAGAGAGTGTGTTTCCGTGACAGAAGATAACTTGTCGTAGCTATTCTTTACTTTGCTAATGTCCTCCATCAAGTCCTGCCACCCTTGGGTAGCCATCATCGAGAAGGCATCGTCATAAAATTTCTGTAAATCTGGGGCCATAGCTTGTCCAGTTGTTTAACTTAACGTGATACTACCATAAAAGTAGTAGTTTGTCAATAGTTTTTTAATAAATATTTACCAAGGAAGACCATTAGAGATCACAGGGGCCTTTTGAGCATTAATCTGAGCTTCTAGAGCAGCTTCC